TTATTGATCCCATCATAAGCACGCCAAGCCCAAGCCTTCTTAGATGAGGCGATGCGGCCATCGAAGATGATGTAACCAATTCTTTTATCGCCAGACTTTGCAGCGAGTCGAATTTGATCGACCAAGTCAGGCATGACATCGGGCTTCCGGCCTTTGCCGTTAAGGTCGCGGTCAACATCGATGGCACGTACCCATCCCTGTGCATCTGGATTATGATCAGACTTGCGAGCAGCGTGTCTCGTGTCACCGATCCAGCCGTCGCTAGTTCTATCTCTATCTGGGAATGCATCATCAATCTGCTCGCGTAACTGGATGGCAGACTTAGACAGGCGCGGCTTCATTTGATCCACTCATCGGCTTATCGGCAAAAATAGGCTGTTCGCTTAGCGTTAGACCTTTCGCGTATTCATCCTCGACTACAGCTCGAAAATCATTATCTGTGACCTTGACGACCGATGTGTAATCAACGCTAAAAGGCTCGCCTATTACGGTTCCTTCGCTATCGATTGAAGGCAATGGATAATCTAAAGCGATCTTCAGTGCCTCATGCCATGAGTCAAATGATTCGATAGAGTCGAATGTGTACCATTTATCCATTAGAGACCCCACTTGGCATTAAGATAGTTTCGATTAGTGGTTACATCTGTTCCTGATAATGTTGTGTTGTAGATTAAAATTTCACCGAAATCAAAAGCACCATATCGGCCGCCAGGATTGTTTTGGTTAGCGATTCTTGTGGTTACATAAGCTGGAGCCGAACCCACATTCTTATTGGTAGATTCTTGCGTACCATTTCTAAATACTTTGAACACGCTTCCGTCGGCAATAAACTCCATAAGATATGAAGTATTCGCTACATAAGTGTTTGTGTTGTCGTAAGTCTGCCATGATTTAGTTTGGAATGGATAAGAAGCGCCTTGGCTGCTGGGATTGATAAAATGCAGAGCGCCGTCATCAGCGTCGGGAGAAGTTAAGCTGCTAAACGATGGCTGATAAGTACCTGAAGATACGTTACGCGGACGTAAAACCCAAAATATCGTGAAGGTTGAATCGCCGTTTAATATGTTTGTAAAATTAAGAAAATCGTTAGATCCATCGAAACGGACTATGGGCAGTCCATTGATGATATTTGTTTCGCGCGTAGGCTGAGAGGCTACAGTTGCCTGAGTTGCGTTGTTAGAGTTTCCCGATTTGTCACCCCATTGGCTAATAATATTGGATGACGAATAACTGAAAGTCCCTGCGTCATTAGCGTCATACCAGACGGACATCCCTGAAACAGGGCTGAGCGCTACAGCTCCTCCACCTAGTGCCCCTGCAATATTGTTCAGCATTATGCTATAGCACCTACGACGTACCAAGTGTCTGTGCCAGTCTTAATGCAGGCGGCTGACTTGTACTGTCCAAGGGTAGGCTGTGCAGCAGTCGCTCCAGCCGATAGTACAGTAGTTGTGCCAGAGGTAACGGCTGAAATAGTGCAAGTGCCAGCGCCAATGTTAAGGATATTTAAAACCGTGCCAATAGGGAATGCTACTGACGCATTAGTAGGGATCTTATAGGCAATCGCTGTTGCCTTGTTCATAAGCTCTAAGACCTGATAGGCATCGGCAATGACCGCCGTATAGTCGGCAGTCTGAGCTGCGCCTACAGTAAAGGCTACGAGGCCGTTATAGTCTGCGGCCGTAAAGATGTCGCCTGTTGTCGCTGGAAAGCCTTCTGCCATGATTTTCTCCTAGTATCCCATTATGGATTGTCCGATTATACCGTAAGTCGATGATCCGATGATGAATCCCTCAACTATAGGCTCAAGTGTTGTTACTGTGCATTTCATAGAGTTAGGGGTTATGTCCCATGCCAAGCCTTGCACTTGCAAGGTCTTAACGATTGTCGATCCGTCTGGCTGGACGTTAGTTATCTTGACGTTGTCAAAGTAATCGAGGCCGATCATTGTGTCAGTTGGTACATCTGTATCTAAAAGATCGACTTGGAGTTGATCGATTCGGATCGATGTCTCAGCTCTAGTCGCGACATAAATCTTTGCAATGTCTAAGACTTGAGCATCTGTCTCTGGGAGCATCTCTGTAAGCGTAGCGCCGTGAGGAAAATACTTAGCCGATGACTCTGTGTTAGTTGCAGTCTGTGCTGTGCCACCAATGCGTGTCATGCTGGCCTGATTGATGATCAGCTTGTCATCGAAGGCGTATTTGAGGTCTGAGTAGGGAATGCCTGTAGTCTGATTAAACTCGATGGGTGCAGTCGCTAGAGATCCCACGACATCGGTGCGATCCTTAAACTCTGCTGTGCCGTCTGTGCGAATCCAGAAGGCTCCCTGCTCTGCAAATTCAACCGCTTTCAATGCTGCAAGGGCTGTTCGCGAGGTTGCTGGATCTGCCTGAATTGTCGTCGATCCTGTATCAGTTATTCTCATCGATGTAGGAAATGAGACTTGATCAAGGATCTTTGTAATTCGAGTGCCAGTAGTCTGTCCAGCAGTCGCCCCTGTAATTGTAGCCACGTTAGCCATCTGAAATAGTCTGAAGGCATCGGAGCAGACGATATCGACATAACCTAATTCTTGACCTGTTGGATAACTGTACTTATATGAATCGACATAACCTGAAAATAAGAAGTGCTGAGTGGTTGCAGTAGTAGCTGCTACGCGGATCTTGCGTAGTGGAGTTAGATAACCATAATAAGGTGAGTTTACATTTTGAGGATTGAAAGAGCCAGTCTCATCAATTACACGAACCGTACATGTACCAGTCTCATAAGTGTCGCGCATAATACTTCTACCACGCTGAATCTTTATTGATCTCGTGGTGTTGCTTAGATCAACTACTGGATCAGGAACTTCTGTCGCCGCGAACTGGGAAACCCCAATGACGCCATTGATCGGATCGCCAATAGTAAAGGGATAGCCAAATGTAGCACCTTGGCTAAAGTCGAACGATACCGAAATGGTGGCAGGGAGTGTCATTTGACTGACGGCGCTCCGCGTCCATTGTATCTGCTGACATCGCTGAAGGTTCCCGACAAAGATTGATTTACTTGATTCTCTGTAATGGCGCCAGTTACTACGTTGCCATCAAGATAGACTTGCACGTTAACCAATTTTTGTTCTGCAACTTGACCAGCATTAACAGCAGCCGCCAATTCCATTTGTGCATCTGAAAAGGTAGAAGATATAGGAACAGGGGTTGTGCCTAATGATGAAACCGTAACGCCTAAAGAAGCGGCTGTCCATGCCAATACATCTGCAGGAATCTTCCAGTCCTCATATGGGTTAGGAGCTTTAGGAGTGGCAAGTAATGCAGCCTGTAGGGCATTGTTACGCTTGATCGCCTCTTCTAATTGACCAGCGAGCTTTGTTGCTAGGCTATCGTTTTTATCCAATAGCGCAATTTGCAACTGTAAAGATAAACGATCGCTTTCGCTTATCTTACCCTTGAGGGCTGCCGTAAGGTTAATGCGATCAAGCTCTAAAAGTCGTGCAGCCCTTTCTAGCGCCGCTCTTTTCTTGGCTTCAAGTGCGCCTTTCTTTTCTAAGGCCAATCTTTCTTTTTCTCTTTTAAGACGTTCAACTTCTACTGCCCTGCGCTTAGCCTCATTAGGATCTATGTAGCCTGGGCCAAGTGCCGAGCTAGGATAACCGCCCATTCTTACAGGTTCTTTTTTACCAAATCCTCGAACAACTTCTAACAACTGTCCAGGTATTGAATTTTCTAACAAGAAAGGATAAATGTCTGTAAGGTATTTTTCAACGCCAGGTAGTTTCTTAAATTCTGCAATCATTGTTGCTAGACCAGTAATAACTTCGCCCGTATAAGTAGCCAAGTCCGCCATGGCATCGGCGAGGGGCTGGATTGTGTTTCCTTCGCCTGAAAGAATAGTTAAAGAATCGACTAAAGACTTTCCTATAATTTCTTGAGCGTTGCCAGCGGCCTCACCAAGTACACGCATTTTGCCTTCATAGGTAGTCAGCTCATCGCCAGCTGCTCCCTTAAAATTTTTACTAAGTAAACTTACAGCTTCATCAAATTTAAGAGTCTTTAGCTGAGCCTTAGATAGACCTAGACCATATTTACTTAGTCCCTTATTATTACCTAGATATGAAGCAGCCAGATCGGCATTTACTGTAACTAAATCAACTGTAGATCCAGCGGCCACATCCAGCGAAAGGTTCAATAAATCATTAGATTTTGCAGCGGAGCCTGTAGCGGTAATTAGTTTTTGATAAGCGTCTCTGAGAACTTCGCCTTGGTATCCGAACTTAGCAGATATTCTATCTAGGTTTTGTTCTATAAATGGAGTCTCGAAAGACTGTCCTAAATTCTTAACTACTATTGCTAATCTCTTAGCAGACTTTTCATTATCTGCAAAAGCCTTGACTGAGTCTTTACCAAATTTAACAAATGAAGCGGCGGTTAGACTAACGCCTAATAGTCCTACGCCTTTTTTAAGACCAGCTAAAGCTTTATTGGCATCCTTGAAACCTTTTCCAACGCTCTCGGAAACAATCCGAATCCTTACGCCTTTTTCAGCCATTGATCTTACCTTCTGCTAGTCGTACCATTTTCTCGACCGACTTAAGAATGGCAGAGTTAACCTTGCCTTCATCTTGCGCCCATGCCTTACGAATGCCACGGCCGTAGCCTTGGCTAGATTGAACTCCAACACCGATTCCTGCAATGAATTGCGCGCCTGCATTGGGGTTATTAGATCTAGATTGATTCTTAGATAATCTTGTTTTGCCTGAGCCAGTCTTAGGGCCTACCCATTCTTGAGGCTTGCGAGCTGTCTCCCAGATTGCGCCCATTGGGCTTTTATTAATAATCTGAGCCAGAGACTTAAAGCCCTGGTCATTGGCACGGCTTGGAGCTATTGAGTAGGTAATACCCTTACGCATTTCTGCGCTGTCAAAACTCCAGAACTTGTCCGACTTCTGCCAACCTCTCAAGGGTGACGATGCAGGAATGAAACCCTTAGCCTGAGAAACGATAGGCTTAAGGGCATCACGCATTTCTTTCTGAATCTCTTTTAGGAGATCAGGGTTAAATTCTTTCAAAACCTTGCGAGCTTTAATTACGCCTCTTACTTCTGTAGGCATCTTTCTGCTCCTTCGCTCGGTCTGTCAAAGCTTTCAGTAACATCTGAAGCATTGATGAATCTAGATCTATTAAAGATTGTGGTGGGATAGCCGTCTCAATGCTCAAGCGAGCAATAAGGTAGTGAATGCTATCCCGCCCTAAGCCAAAGGGTCTGACTCTGCGACCTCGACGCTTTTCAGTTGATCGAGAAACTCAGGCCCGAAAGGCTTTATGGTGACTTCACCTGCCAACATAAGTCCATGGTGCGCCAGCCAATAAACGTCTGACTGCTTTTCATCATCGCGAAACGCTTTGTGAAATCCCTTTTTAGCATATAGCTCGAATGCATACTCAAGTCGAGGGGTTATCTCGATGTTGTGAACGCTATCGTCT